GAAATTGATTTTTCAGCAGCAGACCTGCCTTCTTCCAAAGAGATATCTCCATAGGAAAGAGAATAATATATATCATCTACAGAAGCAAGCAGACTCTCAATGAGCATTCCTCTCCTGTAATGTTTTTCAATCTCAGCCAGATTCTTTTTAAAATCTATGTCTCTCACATCTACATCTTTCAATTCATTTTTTCTTTCTTCCAGAGTCATCATAGATCTCTTGTCAACTATGACAGCTCTATGATTAGCTTCAAAGATAACTGGCCCACATTCTAAACAATTAACTTTATGAATCTCTCTTATTCCATTACTGTTTCTTTTATCGTCCATAGTATTAAAGCCGAATGAAAAACAGTCTACGTCTTCAGCTACTACATGCTCAAAAGCATCTCTACCAGCAGTGGTTTTCAAATTAGCAAGACCTACCACATAAGGGCCAGTATTATCCTCTCTTTTATCAATAATCTTACCCATAAGAATCCGATGATCAAATACAAACCTTATAGGAGTAGTTCTGAAAGAGTCTTCAAAAGACCCTTTAATAAAGGTACTATTATAAGAATCTACTGTACCCCATTCAGTCAGATAAGCTTCAATGATCCCTTTATCCTCTTCAGTTCTAAACTCCTCTATAACCCCAGAGTCTCTTTTTTCAAGATCCATATCAACACCTCTTTTACTAAATTGTTTGTAGCATACTGCTAATCTTTGTTTATTATCTTTAAATTCATTTACCATATCAGGATCAGACATACAAGCAGATATGAACTCCTTTTTAGACATTGACTTAGATCCTTTAAATAACGGCATTTCAGTTGTCTCCTTCATATACATAGTAATGCATAGGTATAGATAATCCTTTATCCTCTGCTTCCTTTTCTATACTCTTAGCAAGCTTTTCATCCTCTACAATTAAGGCAGCTTCATGTCTATAATATATTTCAAGCATATCCCAATTAATTTCTCCATCGATTGTAAAAGCAAATCCAGAAGCTTCAACTATTTTCTGTCTTAATGGATCTTCAACACCTGCATCCCTAAAAGCCTTGTCAATATTTTCAATTATTTTATTAGGCCATGGAGCATCTGCTAACAATATCAGATCATCTTCCAACTCCCAATAATAATCTATATGATAACTAAAGGGCTCTTTTAATTTTTTATCATCAATAAACATTATACCTCCTCCAAAGTATAGTGATAAGTTCCATACTTTTCTTTAATGTCTACAGTCCTCAGTTTAGTTCCAGCAGGAAGCAGACATTCTTTCTCTCCAGAATGAACAGAATATTGATCAATTGAAGTATGCTTGTTCTTTAATTTGATCTCAAATTGAAAATGCCCAGACCATGCCCTTGATTTTACAGTTGCAGTAGACCATAAAGCATCTGTTTCATTTACAGATCCAACAGACCATGTTTCTAACCATCTTTCAGGAGTACGGGAACTGAACCCTCTCCAGACTGTACTCACTCTTTTAGATTCTGCTCCAAGCTTTCTTAATCCTCTATTTACAACCTCAGTCAAAGTTTGCCATTCAACTTCAGATGCATATCTAATAGGATCATCAGTAACTCCATTAACAGCCTTATAATATTTGTTCATAGACCTGAAAGCACCATTAGTATAAGCAACTATCAAAGTTGCCTCCTCTAATTTCAGACCCTTTTTGAGCAGTTTTGAAGTTTTATAATGAGTCTCATAACCTTTAAACTTATTATAAAACTCAGACTTATAGACAATTTCAGCATCTGTCTTCTCCATCAGTCTCTGACTATAGGTTATAAAATCCGTATCATCCATTAACAGATCATCGGCTTTATCCAGATAAGCAGCTTTTATTCCATGTAAATTAACCTCCTTCATATCCTTGTATATAGCTCCAGACTGAATCTTATCTTTATAATACCTGACCTGATCTCTTATGTTTAAATCAGATAGGTTATCTTTTTGCTCATCAAGTAGCTGCATATATTTTGCCATGTTCTGAGCAGCTATTTCATCCATCTTCTCATTCAACTCTACAAGCTCTCCAGCAGACATTTTCTTTAGACCATATTTCTTTTCAAAAGCATCATAATCTTCTTTGCTGTAAAACTTTTGTTTGAATGTTAAAAACTTAGATCCTTTTCTCGGCTTCCATCGGTCTCCAACATTAGGTTTTTTAACAGCTTCTTTAGCAACTTCATCCTTTACTTTTTTATAGGATGTTTCTTTTAAAGCTTGTTTTTTCTTTTCTTCATCTACAGCACCAAATCCATATATTTTTAAATTTTCATTGACCTCATCCTCTGCTTTTTTAGCAGCCTCCAGCTCCAGCTTTTTAGCAACAGCTTCCTTCTTTGCTTTTTCAGCAGCCTCTTGAGCAGCTTTAGCTTTTAATGCAGCTTTCTTTTTCTTCTCTGCTACCTCTTGCCAATACTGGTTATCTTTAATCTGCTTTTCCAGTTTCTTTCCAAGTAGCTCCTCTTCAATCAAAGACTCTTCATACTCTGCTTTAGCAAGAGTAGCAGCTTCCTCTCTTTCCTTTAATTCCTTTTCCTTTGCTAATCTATTCTTTTTAGTTGTCTCAGCAGCTTCCAGAGCTGTAAGCTCCTCAGTTGCAGCAGCTTCTTCTAATAAAGCAAGTTGCTCAGCTAAAGCAGATGAAATACCCAATTTTTTATAAAAGTCTTCAGCAGATATTTCACCAGATTCCAATTGCTCAATAATATCAATCTCTGCTCCCCTAACTTCAAATGACATCCAGCATCTACAATTTACCCTGTCAGATACATGAATATGAGGATCACACGGAAACATAGGGCCATAAGATAAACCAAAAGCAGCTTGAAAAGTTTTTTTAATTGGTACAGTTTGACCGTTTCTTTTTGTATGCTCCTTCCTTGTATTCTCATCCCCTACACTATGCCAAGTCTTATGAGTCATACCAGATATCTGAGCCATCCTTAATTGACTCAGACCTCCAGCAAGCCCTCCTATAGTTCTTGCAATCCTTAAAGACCTGACAGATGAAAACATATGAGAACCAGCAAGCTTCTCCTGTATCTTATTAATAGGAAGTCCTTCTTGAACTCCATCTCTTACAGTATCTATCACATACTTAGCAGTTGCTTTATCGATAAGAGATTTTTCAATCAGAATCTGGTTTTCCTGTTTTAAAAAGAATTCCAGACTCTTTTTAAGTTTAGCCTCTACATCATCAGAAGTTGTATCTCTTATTTCAAAAACAGCCTGCATTCCAAGAGAGATACCAATATCAATAAACTGTCTTTCAATATCATCTTCTATTAATGACCAATATTTATTTGAAACCGATTTAATTAAATTATCTGCTCCTGTATTCATTAAACTAAAAATGTTATCTTCTGAATGCTCCAGAAGCTCTTCCTTGACATTTTTCAAATACCCCTTAAACAGAGTATCCATTTTCTTTAAATTCTTATCTAAGAGCTTAGGATAGCTCTGAACTTTTCTCAATTCAATAGATCGTATTTTCTCAGTCATCCTCCTGTTTATCAGAAGACTCTCTCTGATTAGCTTTATAAGGTTTATCCCATCCATCATATTCTTCAAGCTCCAGATTCAGAATCCGGTTTATCTGCATCATAGGAATACCAGCAGCAGATAAATCTTTAGCAGACTTAGACCTTTCTTGAAGCATCTTTCTAACAGCCGGTACTTCAGAAAGTTTAGGAACTATCCTCTCCCCATCTTGAAGTTCATCAGACATACTGAAATTAAATGTATCAGCTATATCCTCAATATAAGGTATTACAGTTCCAGCCCAGAATATAAGCTCTGAAGTTGAATAGTTGTTATATGTTGAATGTTCTTGAGCGCCCGCATATTGAGGAGGTACACCAAATATAACAAATATTTCATTTCTATTCTCTCTTCTTGATTGAGTATAATCCATTTCTTGAGGAGTAAGAGCTGTTCTTTCATATGTAGCTTTACCACCCAAAACAGCAAACTTTTTAGCTTTCGATTTTTTAAATCTTTCTTCCAGAGAATCAGCAACTCTTCCAGCTTCAGCAGGAGTACCAAATGGCCTTTCAAATACAAATACTCCATCAATAACTCCATTATTCTGAGCAGTATTCTTATTGAAATCCCTTTGGTCATTATCAATATCAACTGTCTTACCAGCAGCTTGTAAAGGAGATATACCTAAATAAGGATTAGCCGGATCTATAAGCATATGATGTATGATTTCTTCTGGCTCATATGTAATATTCTTATCTTTATCCAAAGAATATCCCTTTATCCATTCATCAACTTTATTAGCATTAACTGGAGCTATTCTATCAGGAGAGATAGGCCATAGCTCTTTAGTCTTTTTTCCATTATTAATTTCTCTATTATCACCATTATTTGATATCCTATTTTTATATAAATATGAATTACCCGCCAATAAAAGCCAGCAAGAGATATATTCAAATAATCTCTGTCTGCTTATATAAGGATTAGGATTCTCAAATAGTATAGTTAAATGATGATCCTCTAATATATTACCTTTCCCACCCTCATCTTTTACACACCAATTAACAGAGGATATAGCTTTAGATAACAAGAATATAGATCTGTATACCCATCCATTTTCTTTATACCCTTCTTTTACTGCTTTATATAGAGTCCAGTCATTATATTGAGGATTTGATTTTAATTGCCCTTTATAAGGAACTAATGTAGCAGATGCTAAATTCCTAACCTCTTCATCAGATAAAGGTATAAAAGTTCCTTTACTAATATCAAGACCTTTTTTACCAGAACCTACAAACACACTCTTTACTCTATCGATAATATTCATAATTAATCCTCATGCTACATAAACAGTATAATCAGAAGTCATAGCTTTATAGACTGCTCCAGCTACAGCATCAGCAACATCCTTAGATCCTTTAGGAGGATGATCTACTTTATTCTTTACTCTATCCATTTCCAGCTCAAACAACTCTTCCTTTAGTGGAGTATAGTCATATCCTACTATAGCATTCCGATATACCAAATCTATTAAAAATCTATATTGTAAAGGATCTTTATCAACAGATTGTCTTTCAGATTGTATACCTTGTAAATCTGCTTCTTGCATACTCTCAGCAGAGGCAAATAAATCATAGGTCAATAATGATATATTTAATCCTCTATACTCTCTTAAATATAAAATAAACTCTCTTACCTTTCTAACAGATATTTCATCAGGTTTTGGAGGAGGAAGTATCTGCAATACCATATCCAATACAGCTATAGTTCCTCTTTGCGGATTAAACTCCTTATGAGCTACAGCTAATCCGGTACAATCAGAAGTTAGGCTTTGATCTACATGTACATAGTATGCATAATCAGAACTGAAATTAAATGAATCCCTTAGATACTGCTCTAATCGTATTGGAGTTTTATATGATAATACTATGCTTTGTTTAGTGAATGGATGATATAATCTTCTATTATTTTCTAATACATGATCTTCATGAAAGCATTTATAATAAGAGGGTTTATCTTTAAACAACTTATCAGATGCTCCAATAGCTATACCGCATATGTCAGCTAAAGACCTGACTATATCAACTCTAAACTGATTCAAGTAGATTATAGGAACTCTTACCCAATCTTCTAAAAGCTCTGCATCCAAATCCTTAATATCACATGTTTTGATATTATTATATTCAAAATACCCTTTTAATTCAGACTCATCAAACTCAATAAACGGATCTATATGCTCAGATCCTTTAAATACCCAGAACTTTTCTCCAGAATACTGTTTAGGTTTTGTTTCCCATGTAGTAGCTGTAACTATTTTGACATTCTTATTATTCTTACCCTCCTTAATCCTGTCTTCAGTGAAAGAAGTCATCAGATCAGTAGAGGATACTATCAATGAAAATGATTTATCAATCTCTCCATCAGCAAACCTTGATAAACGTCTATTGGTAGACTCTACATATATATCTATAGCTTGCTGCTTTTTATTAGCAGCAGTACCCCTCCTAAAGTTACCTTCATCAAATATCAGACCGTATAGATCTCCACCTTTGAAATGACCGATATCAGAACCAGCAACAGTAATGATATCCCCATTACCCATCTCAATAATTGAGTCTCTATCTTTATTCCTTGGATATTCTTTTTGAAAGAAGGGTATCATATCTACAAACTTTAACAACTTACCGTATCCAGTAAGTTTAGCCTGAAATAAGGATATTGATAAATATACAAACAAAACAAAAGAACCTTCGGCCAAATTCAGATAGGAAAACATATCTTCTTGACATGAAAGCTCATAATACTTCCTCAGAAATATAACAAATGATGCATATGATTTACCAGTACCCAAACCACCGGTAATGATAAATTCATTCTTTGGATTATTAAAATAATCTATTAGATGCTCTCTCCAGAACGGATATAAATCCTTTGCTATAGGCCCTACATAATACGGATCTGTAATCCAGTCTTCAGCCGGTACTATTTTTTTAGCTTTAGGATTTTCTTTTTTCCTATTTGCTAACCATTTGAAAACTTGTTCGATTCCAGAGCTTTCCTCTGCATCAATATTTTGCGTATCTGTCTTAATTCTGATTCCTCCAAATCCATTAACATTGAAGCCAATACTTTGATCTCAGACTTCTCTTCTAATTCTTCAGGATTCTGAGCTTTGTACCTCCTAATGAAATCATAACTCTGAAGCTGATATTTAGACAGCATCTCAAAATACTTCAGCATCATTTCATCATCTATAACAACAAGCTCATCATCAAAATCAGATCCTTCACCGAATAAAGACTGTTCACACTTATTCAGTATAGAATCTATCCTTAAACATCTCTGTTTCATCAATGTTATTTCATTATTTAGATCCATAGCACATACCCCACCATTAAGCATTTAACATGCTCCAGAAATAGCATAGTAGGATATCAATGTTCAAGTTATTTCTTTTTGAATCTATTATGAAATGACCCTGAAACAGAAATAATCTGGTTTTTAGGCTTTTTTGATTGAAGTATCGAATGAGCAGCAATAAAAAAAGAAATGCAATTAGAAGTTGAATTAGGAAGGATAAAGCTATACTTAATATACAGATTAAACAACCTGAATATCTTTTCTCTATTTAATTTTCCATCAAAATCTTTATTATCTAATATGACATATTTAATTAATCTTGTCATAAATTGAGACAGATCATATACCAGATCCATTAACGGTATTTCAGATAATTCATCTAATACCTCCTCTATGCTTTCATTCAACAGAGATTTCTTTAGAAACTTTTTTAATAGAGGATCTGCTACTTTAATAGATTTTACAAAATCCTCTTTACCTAAGATACTGTAAGCCTCTAACAAGCTTATAGCATCCCTGCCATGACCTTTAGCTCTCCTAATGATAATACCCATAGCATCATCAGAAATGCTTAGGTTTTCACTCTCAGCTACATTATTGACCAGAATCCGTATATCTTCATCCTTCAATGTACTGAAGGTAATTTCAAAAGATCTTGATACCAGAGGCTTTAAAAGCTTATTCGGATCAGTAGTACAAAAGAATATGAATACATTTTTAGGAGGAGACTCAGTTACAGATAAAAGAGCAGATT